TCGTAAGAATGCTATTTGACATGGTAATTCCTAAAAGAAGTTAGCGATTCTGAGCTTGCCACTTTTTAGTCTGGCGCAGCCTTTCTGCTTCAATCCATTCCGAGGCAGACATCGTTTTAGTGGACCGTGGGTCCGTGGTGTCATAACTCGGGTTGCCTGAAGTGCGGGCGTTTACTGGACTAATCGGTGCGGGCGCGGACGTAGTACGTTTGACCGGAACATCGTTGGCTATTTTAGCCTCAATGCGTCCAATCTCCTTTGCTTGCAAAATCGGGCTAAGACGAGAAATGCGATCTGTCTCTTTTGGATTGGACCCGAGGTAGTAAGCTACATCAGGGCCAGCATCAGAGGCTCGAATCGCTTGCGCCATCACGGTCGTGATCTTGAGAGTTGGGTTGTACGCGACTTGTTCAAAGTCATCGTATTTGGTCCGAGCCTCTTCTTCACGTTCGTGATATGCCTCAAGAATCTCCGTCTGCTGACGATGCTGTTCTCGCTGCTCGATTAGCTTGATCGCTTTGGCTTCTGCGTAAGCATCAACCGAATCAAACTGATCTACGGGCGGGACATCAACGGCAACGGGCGGCGGTGCTTGACGCTCACGCTCCCACTTTCGCTGTTCTCTTGCGAGACGTTTCTGAATTGCCGCATCAAGTTCCTCTTGCGAGAAGGTCTTGGGCGCAACTTCCGGCGTATCTACAGGTTCCGGTGTCGCCGTGACATCCGGTTCCGGCGCGGGCGCTACTTCCGCTTCAATCGCTACTACTTCTTCGGTCATTGTGAATCCTTAGATTCCCCGGTGATCCGCGCCGGTACGGTATTATGCAAGGATTTTGTCAAGTTGTGCAAGCCTATATGCTTCAACAACTTCAGCGGTGTGCAAAGCAGCGCAAATGCTTTGAACGCGGGTGTCTTCGTTGCTATAGTCAGCACCAGGTGCTACAACATGACGATGGAATTTGCTGCTGATTTCAACGCCATCTTCTTTGATGGCGGTTTTGGTGCGAACTTGAATGCAGCCGTTTTCAACAACTTCAATCAGATCGACAGAAACGATTTTTTCTAGCATGAGGTTTTCCTTGTTTCCAGCCACGGTGTCCGCCGTGGCATTAAGGCTGGTGGGCCGCACCAGTACGGTTTAACAATCTACAGCGCCGTCCATGACAGGCAGCTTTTTTGCGTCAGCATACGCTTGGGCAATGGCATTACTTCCATTGAGATCGTAATCGCAAAACTGGTGCGTCTCTGCAAATGAAGGCACACCAGAATTGTTTTTGTAAGAGCGCAAAAAATATGACATTTGAGTCTTTGAAGCAAGCGCAACACCTTCAACACGGTGGTATGCGTCAACTGACTCAAACCCAAATGGAGTTTGCATTGTCTTTTTAAGTGCCATGATCTTTCCTTTAAGAAACTGTCGAAATAATTTTCCAAGTACCAGGTGTTCCTGATGTTGTACAGACCCATCCAAAAGGTTGCCCAGATGTTTGAACACTATTAAACAAATAATCGCCTTGACGATAAGTGCCAGAAACCGGAATAGCAGTTGCAAACCCAACCATGTATGGGTATCCAGCAGAATCGCCATCACCATCTGGTTGTCGCATCTTGCTGTCCATATTTCCATTTATAGGCATGAGCGTATATTTGAAAATTGTTCCAGATGTGTTGTCGTAACCAAAAGAACAAGGCTGAACTGATAAATTGCTTGGGTACGCTGTCGTAAAAGTACCAGTAAAGATAAACTGATTGTTTCTAATCCAATTAGTCGTTCTGGTGAAATCACCACCACCAACGCCAGTGATGGAGCGCAACTGACCAGTGGCATCTCCCTCATCAGCAGATGAAATAAACGTGTTTCCTACAATTACAACTTTTTGGTCGTTGTAGTAGCGTTCAACAGCAATACCTGAAAAATTTTGCGGATTGGCTGTCGTTTGCCCGTTGTCAACAATCATGTTTCCTGAAATGTGAATTTCACCTCTTGACTGAGCAATTAAAATTCCACAAGCACCATTGTTTGAAATATGATTTCCAACAATTGACGAAGATTGATCAGCAGCTTGACTGTCGAGTTGTATGCCACTTTGATCGCAGTTTTGAATAGTATTATTAACAGCTTTGAATTCGTTGCTTGTAATTCCAATGCCAAATGCGGTGATAGTATTGCCAGTGATGGTCAGTCGAGTGCCCAAAATGCCATAAGCGCCATTCGTTCCAGCAACAGCCCCAGTGTTGTTGCATACATTGCCAGTGGCAGAGCAAGTGTAATCAACCTTCCCACCTTCAGCCCAGATAGCAGCATTAAACTCTGTGCCTCGGCAAGAGTTAAAATTCTTGAGCGAGTTGCCTGTGACGGAAATGTTGGAGCATAGTGTTGCTCCATCGCCCTCAAGCACCACGCCAATCCGAATGCAGTTTTCAATCACGTTTCCGCTGACGGTTACATTCTGAGCGCCGTAAAAATAAATACCATCTGCAAACTGAGATGCTGCGATACTTGTTACACCAGCATTTGTTTGGTTGCCCAAAATGCCGCGAATGACGTTATTTGCAATAGTCGAATACTGGCAAGATGTATTGATTGCGGCAGTACCAATTGTTTCAAAAATGTTGTCTGTGATGATGATGTTTGTGCAAGCACCGGAGTAAAACCCCTGCTCAAGACCCGTGAACACATTGTTTTTGACAACAATATTTTTTGACGATGAACTGTCTATGCGGATACCGCGCTGGCCGTTTGTAAAACCTACGCTGTTGCCAGCGCTGTAAGGATTTGCAAAAGGGGTGCTTGTCCAAGTACCGTTACCGTCAAAAATAATACCTTCAATGTTGACGTTTTCAATTGCTGCGCCATTGTCAGTCAAAAAGCCTTGGTCGTCTTCAAAAGGTGTTGCGTATGTAAGCGTTGCGCTGTTGCCCGTCAACGACACATTTGATTTCAATATGATCTTGGCGGATACCTTGTAAGTTCCAGCAGGGAAAACGACAACGCCAACAGTCAGTGAGTTGACTGCTGCTTGAATTGCTGTTGTACTGTCTGCGCTGCCCGTTGGGTCTGCACCAAAATCAATGACGCTGGCTGGAGCACCAGTAATCATTGAGTAAGAAACCTTGGTTAAAGCCATTTTTATTCCTTACGTTGTCATATATGAGAAAGACACATAAACACGACCTGACGCATTGCAAATGCCAGCATATGTCGGGAATGATGTGGTTGACGCATCGACAAGATACAAGTTAGAGCCGGAAATATAGACTCCAGTCATGTTCCTGACAGCAGTTGTCAGCAATGCAGCAGACGAGCCGTTATTGCCAATAGAGCCAGCAACATATCCAGCATCAGCAGATGCATAAGGGAGTCCACCAATTTGAAATGAACTGGTGTCAGTGTTGTCGATGGACGTAGTACTGATAACCAATGAGCAAAACACAAACCGACCAATCTTTGTATACTTTGCTTCGTTAAAAGAGTAAGTCACCGTGACGTTTTCAAGGGTCGGTGTCCAAGTACCTTGTTCATAGTCAGCCAACAACTCGCTTGTGCCTGTGCCTGGGGTGGCAGAAAAATCAATGCCTTGACCAGATGTTCCAATAACCAAGTTGCCGGTACTTAATGTTTGATTGCCAGTAAACGATTGTGCCGCATCAGTGCGAGCCACCGTAAAATTGGCGTCTGGCGTCGTCATCACGCGGGTCGCAGCAGCAGTAGGTCCGGCAACTTGCAACACACCGCTAGTTGCATTTGATTGAATTTGTTTTGGGCGCAAATCATTGTTTGCGACTTTAACCGTAGCTCCAGATTGAACAATTGGCAGTACTTCTGTCCCCGCCAGAGGAGTTGTCGCCGCCGTAAGAGCGGAAATTTTAGTATCGGCCATAATTGTTTCTTAGACGTAGTTAACTTCAATTGACGAAGTAACTGGCGGTGCTTCTGAAAATGTTAAGGTTGTACCAAAAACCGAGTATGTGTTTTTTTGTTGGTACACACCGTTTATGTACACTTGGGTGGTGTTTTCGCTGTCCGGCGCGTTAGCAAAAGTAAATATGGTTTGAGAACCTGTGCCGGTAAAATTCTCCACAAGACCAGCACCAGATATACCGGCAATGTTGTCGGCGCTCCATATTTGGACATCAACACTGGTTTTAAGTACAAATTTGTACGAAAGGCCAACAGTCAACCAGATCTGCCCGCCAGCAGACACTCGACCCGCCGAATCTAAAATAATTGGATTGGCATGGGCAGTTGCCCCACTATTGGTGGTATAAGTGGCTTGCGGCGTGGTTGTACCAGCGGCGTATGTGTACAACTTGCCGCCAGTCAACGGAACGCCGTTGTTGTCAAAAAACTGCCAACCTGCCCCGCCAATAGGTGAAAGACTAACGGCCATTTTGTGTCCTACGCAGTAAGTGCAGCAACTTTGTCTTGGAACGCTTTGATACGAGCGTCCAAGGCGGCAGTCTGGGATTTTAGCGCGGCTTGCTGTCTATCAATTTCAGCCTGGGCCGCAGTCTGAGAAACCTCACGATCAGCCACCGCTTTTTCACGCAGTTCCACCGCAGTTTCACGGTCTACCGCAGCAGCAAGTGCAGCCTTAGCCTGGGCGTTTAGATCCTTGGCTTTAGCTTTTGCATCAGCCAGTTCCTGTTTTGCCGTTTCGCGGTCAGCCGTCGCGTCAACTCTGATTGCGTAAGCCTCTGCGTTAGCAGCGTCTAGTTCTTGCTTGGCGCGTTCGCGGTCAACCACAGCGTCTTTTGCGGCAGACAAAGCACCCTGACGAATAGCCAGTTCGTCGCGCAACGCGGCCATGTTTGCCAGATCAATCGGAAACTGCTTGGTGAAATAGTCAACGTAATTCACGGCAGCGGAGTCGTTAGAGACTTGCATTTCAACCTCAAGAATAATAGGTGATGTTGAGTTTGGCACTAGCAGTCTGTTCAATAAACTGGATCTGCGATAGATCACCGTCATACTGCAACGTAACTCCAGCGGCCAGCGGCATCCCGACGCTTGCGGTTGGAGCCACGCCATCGTCGCGCCAGCGCACGGCTTGCGTTTCTGGTGTGATGATAGCAATCCGAGGGGAGCCAATCAATCCGCTAATATCTCGGGGCGGCACGGTCAGTTTGGTAGCAGAACTCAGACTTGTAATCTGCTGGTAGCCCATCACAGATGTGATAGCCTTGAGGTTGATCGCCATCAGAATCTCCTTCTTTCGGTAAATGACCGAAGTTTAATCAATAGTTGGTCTGCGCCAGTGACAACAGACTGAAAAAAATCTCCAGCAAAAAAAACACCGCCAAAAAATGAGTTCATGTCGGCCAATTAATTTTAAACGGGTCATCTTGCGTAGTTATATCACGAAGTGCTTGGCGATAGGTTGTCCATTTTGCTTTGTCTACCGGGGAATCTTCTAACTGTGTCCAGTCCGTATCCTTGAGCATCTGGTTCCGCTGGTTACGGATCATAGCCCATTGCGTGTCAACCTTTGCTTGTAGCTCTTCAGCAGTCAACGGTTCAACGTCAACCAAGCAGCACATCCCGTCATACAAATGCGGGACAGCAGATACTAACTTTTCCGTTGAATGATCGTATGGTTTCCACACAGAAATTACGTAGTACCCTGCTTCAGCAATCCAATCAAGAGTAGGACCGCGATCACCGAACGAAGTGTTGGGGAACCACTCAGTGTGGTCTTTGATTATGAGTTCTGAGTTAGCAAGCTGCATGACTACCTCGTTGGGAATGCTGCGGTTGGCGTTGTGGTTACAGTGCGAGCAAAACCTCTAGTAATGCGGACATCTTGCAAATAACCGTTAAGTGGAGTTGTTCCAGTGCGACTAGCGCCAACATACAAGATATTGGTCTGGTTAAAGTTGTCCGTCACAGCGCCGCCGCTAGTGGCGTCTGCCGTTCCGTTAAGGTAAACCTTCAAGTTTCCGGTGGCGCTACCAGACCGAACAACAGCAAAATAATACCAAGTTGTAGCGGCTAAAGATGTTGCGCCGGTTAAGTTGGACGCAGTGTAGCTAAACTGAAGTTTGTTACCAGAAGTGACGTTAACAGACCACCCGGTTGAAGCAGTGCCTTTACTGATGATTCCGTAAGCAACACCTGTAGCAGACAAGTAAACCCAGCCTTCAATTGTAAAATCACCGCTTAATAATTGCAGTTGTGGGCTATCAACAGAAGTTAACCAATCGCCGGTTCCATCAAACTTCATGCTTGTTGGCGACCACTTGTACTGCGTGGTTGACGCTTGGGCATCGCCTACCGTGATTTGATTGTTCTGCACCGCAGCGTCGTAGATTCCTGCGTTGGTTCCATTGACAAGTAATGTGGCACTTGCACTGACTGGCGATGTGGGAACAGTTATTGTTGTCTGTGTTGGGTCATATACAGGCGTCCCACCAACAATAAAACGCAAATTAGAAACGTATCCATTGAGATAGGCTGATGCTCCATTCCAGCCAATGCGATTTGCCGTAGATGAAACAAAATTAGTAGAGTTTGTTGCAGTTGCTACTCTTGTTCCGTTTTTAAATAGTGATAGTGTCGTTCCAGACCTTGATATAGCAATGTGATACCATTGTCCTGTAACTGCCGCAACAGTGTCATTCAAAAGAAATGCTACATTTGATTGTGCAAACGCAAATTGACTGGATGCGTTTAATGCTGTAGCAATACCGTTGTTCGTCCCGTCGTATATATTTCCTTGAGTTAGTGCGTTAAAATAAACCCAATATTCAAATGTAAAGTTTCCTGTTCCGGGGTTTAGTGAAGCTGAATTGGTAAACGACAGATAATCGCTTGACCCATTAAAATACCCACTCCCCCCATACAGCGCAGTGGTGTACGATGCCGTTGGGGAGAACGGCTGAAATGCTTGGACGCTGGGGGTGCCGGAGCCAACAGTAATTGCGCTAGTTAAAGATGATCCATCAACAAAACGGTTGTAACCGCAAGACAAGAAAATTGTGCTTCCTGAAGCGGTTAATGGGGTTGTTGGCGTTGATGAAATTGTGAGGTTTGTATTTGACAATCTCAAATTTGATATGTACCCAGCAAACCCGTTTGCCGCGCTTCTATCCGTTCCGATTCGCATTGCGTCGGTTTGGCTAAACGTAGTCGCAGATGTGCCTGTTCCGTCAGAAACACCATTAACATACAGAGTTGTTTGGTTAGATCCAGTTCCCGCTCTAACAACGGCGACGTAATACCAAGTATTTGCCGCAAGACTAGTAGCGCCAGTAATGCTTGTTGAAGTGTCAATAAACACCAGCTTGTCAGCAGAACTTATTTGAAAAACCCACCCCGTTGGAGTTGAAGCGCCTTTCGCAGCAATAGTGTGCGTTGCGCCAGATGCAGTACGAAACACCCACGCCTGAATTGTAAAATTACTCGCACCAAATCGTAAACTTGCGCTGTCAGCAACACTTAAATAGCTGCTAGAAAAATATACGCTCCAATATCCAGCAGGCCAATACGGCGTCACAGAACCTTGTGTTGGAGTGCCGTTACGGGTGATTGTAAAATTGTTAGTGCTGGAATCTTGGAATGTGTTGTTCTGTTGGCCGTTTGTGCTGGTTGTGTCCAATAGCAGCGGGACATACGGAAAGTATGGGTCCGCAGACGCAATAGCTTGGCCCGATTTAGATGCAGCAAACATTATGTGTAGTTCTGTCCGATTGTTGTGCCGTACCAGCTAGTACCGTCAGAGAAAAACGAATAAATATCCTTCTTGCTCGCAGTAGTCGTAATCGTTGGGGCTGTAGCAGAAGGCCATGAAACCGTTGACCAAGTAACCGTCCGGCTTCCAGTTGCGTCCTGAGAGAGAATGATAATAAACGACTTACCCGCCACCGCAGTCGGCATCGTAATCGTAGCGTTACCCGTCAGCGTCAGGTTCTGGACCGTTCCGTTAGTCAAGCTAACCGTTATCGCCGTGCTGGTATTGGCAGAGTACAGCGTTTCAACGTAATTTGTGACCGTTGGGTTGGTCAGCGCAGGCGTATTGTTAAAGACCAATACCCCAGAGCCAGTCTCATCAGTAACCGCTGAGATTAAATTGGCGCTGGATGGTGTGGCTAAGAATGTAGCAACGTTAGTTCCTAACCCTGAAACGCCTGTAGATATTGGCAATCCAGTCGCGTTAGTCAACGTCCCACTTGATGGAGTGCCTAAAGCTCCACCGCTAACCAATAATGTTCCAGTAGCATCAGGAAGCGTTAACGTGCGGCTAGCAGTAAGCGTTGTTGGGGTAAGTGTTACGCCATAGCTAGATGTGCCGCCAGCTCGCCCTTGCAGGATTACAGAGTCTTGCGTTGCCGCCGCTCTAGCCGTTGCAGTAGTAAACGCCCCGGTCGTCGGAGTCGTAGCGCCAACAGTACCGTTGATGTTGATTGATGCGGTGCCGGTTAGATTTGTTACTACACCGGCAGAGGGGGTTCCAAGATCCCCACCGTTGACTACAAAAGCCCCAGAAGAACCCGTATTTATGCCAAGCGCCGTGACAACCCCAGTGCCAGTCGTAACTGTAGAAGGCGCAGAACCAGCCCCGCCACCGACAACCAGCGCATTTGATGCAAGCGCGGCGCTAGAGGCCCAAGTGGTGCCGCTTGAGAAATACGGCACGCCACCGGAAGTCCCTGCGACCGTTAGGGCCAGCGTCCCGGAAGTGGAAATAGGAGATCCACCAACCGAAACAATACCGCCAGTAAACGATTGGGCTACAGAAGTAACAGTTCCAACTGCCGCATACGCAAGACTATTCCACGCAGTTGACCCAGTGCCAATTTTGAACTTGCCGGTGTCCGTTTCTGCGCCCATTTCCCCAACAGCGAGCGTTGGATTGGCCGATGTCCATTGTGCGGCAGTACCGTTTCGTATTTGTATCTGAACAGCCATTATGGTGTTCCTCCGTCAATTGCGGTAATCCCGCCATAATTACTGCTTGGCGTCCCACCATCTAAATTTGGACTGCCGCCGCCGCCGCCAGAAGGAGTTGCCCAGGTTCCGTCGCCCCTCCAAAACGTAGTGCTAGATGCAGACGTTCCGCTATTAAGATTGGTAACCGGCAAATTGCCGGTGACTTGCGTGGCAAGACTAACACCAGATAGCGTTCCACCAAGCGTTAGATTACCTGAAGTTGTAACCGTTCCGGTCAGCGTAATACCATTAACTGTACCAGTGCCGCCAACGCTTGTAACCGTTCCAGACCCGCCGCCAGTAGCGTAATTTGGAATATTAAGTGTATTGCCAACGAACGTAGCCGCGCCTGACGTTCCAGTCGTGGTCAACGTAATTGGAGCCTGGTAGTCCGTCCCTGCCGTAGCGGCGCTAAACGCGCTAGTGCCGTTACCCTTTAGAACGCCAGTTAATGTGGTAGCACCAGTGCCACCATTTGCAACATCAATCGTGCCAGATAGCGTATGTGCCGCATTCCACGCAGTCGCGCCGGTTGCGCTAAACGAACCGTCTGCTGGCGTTGAATGGTTGACAGTTAAAGTCATGCCAAGAAACGCAACCGATACAAGGCGCGTAAGTAAATTTCAATAATATTGTCAATCAACTGCTGCAAAGCCATATCCGTTTTGTCAACAATCTCGTATCGACAACCTTCAATTTCTTTCAACTGCTCTTCCAAGAACTCAACAATATTAGTCGTTTTCTTGGCGGTCATCAGCGTAATTGGTCCAATTAATCCATGCCGACCTTGGTACGCTTCGGCAAAATCATCTGCCGCTTCAA